TTAGAGTGGAGGATATATCGTGAATGCTGCAAATTTTGATAAATCTGAACGGTTGCAGAAAGTAGCAAATCTTTTGGGGCGGGGAGGGGAATACACAACGCTAGATATTATCCAAAAGGCAGGAGTGTGTGCAGTCAATAGCATTATTTCAGAACTCAGAGCTAACGGTTACAGCATTGACTGTCAGCGCAGAGCAGACAAATGGTTTTACAGGATGAACAAATGAAGCCAATTACTAAAGAACGAATAGAGGAAAAGGTTGAGCGCATACCAGAAGGAGGTTGTTGGGTATGGATGGGAACAACAACTGTTAGAGGCTATGGGCAAATCATTAGTAATAACCGTAAACATTATGCTCATCGAGCGTCATACGAAGCTTTTATAGGTGAGATACCCAAAGGTATGCACGTTTGCCATGCTTGTGACAATGTGTATTGCGTTAATCCAGCTCACTTGTTTTTAGGAACTCAAAAGCAAAACCTTGAGGACATGGCAAGAAAAGGACGCAGCACGATTGGAGAACGTAATCCAAGAGCTAAATTAACGGAAGACCAAATAAATAGAATTAAATTTGGTATTGGTCTAGGCGTGACAGATGAAACATTAGCTGCATGTTTTTCCGTTTGCCGTCAAACAATAAACAACATTAGAAATGGAAAGGCTTGGAAACATGTCTAACAAAAAAATATTTATCAGTACGCCTATGTACGGAGGCCAATGCTACGGGTTTTACGCACAAAGTTTGCTGCAACTGAACAACCTGCTAAGAGACAATAATATAGAGAGCATGATGTCATTCATGTTCAATGAAAGCTTGATTACTCGCGGCAGGAATGCTCTCGCGCATGGCTTTATGAAGTCAAACGCAACACATTTGATGTTCATAGATGCAGACATTCAGTTTAACCCTGCTGACTTCTTGAAACTATTGGAGTCAGACAAGGATGTTATCTGCGGTATCTATCCTAAGAAAGAAATCAATTGGGCAGGAGTACGCAAGGCAATAGAGTCTGGTGTTCCTGATACTCATTTGAAGTACCACACAGGTTCTTTCGTGGTTAATCTAAAGAACTATGTAGGTGAGGCTACGGTTCCAGTAAATGAGCCAGTAGAGATATGGAATGGCGGCACAGGATTCATGCTGATTAAGCGTGAAGTATTTGAAAAGCTAAAGCCTATCGTTCCTTGGTACGTCAATGATGTTACTGATCTGTCTGGAAATATGGGCGCAGAGCATATAAGCCAATACTTTACAGAGAGCATAGAGCCAGAGACTAAGCGTTTGCTGTCAGAGGACTATCACTTCTGTAAGACGTGGAGAGATAACGGCGGTGAGATACACGCAGCACCGTGGGTGGGTTTGACGCATATAGGAACCTACGCATTTGATGGCAAACTTGTTCCAGCACCATAAGGAGATAGCATGACTGAAGAAAAATACATACAGAAGCCAGACTTTGCTCTGTTCGATCACATCATGGAAACAAACAATCTAAAGAATGATGCGAGGCTTTATGATTTCTTTGATAAGAAGCTAAGTAAGCCAGACATAAGCAGGTATCGTCACAAGAAAAAGAAGATGAGTCCTAATCACATTCTCGTTATACATGAGAAATTAGGTATGCCTGTTGCTCAAATACGTAGCTTGTTAGCGCAAGAGTGATATGGAAGCGTTCACCATTATTACGTTTATTGGTGGCTTATTGGTAGGAGCTGGTATTGCTACAGCTCTTATCTTTTGCTTTTTCTACTGGCTGTTTTCGCGGAGCGAATAAATGACTGAGCCGTGGGAGCGCCTTTGCTTCCCGGCTTTCTCATTCTCTCTCCGCTACCTGCTTTTATGCGCTCACGTTTGGCGTGGATTGCAGCATATAGTCCGGGTTTCATCGGCATTTCCATCTCCGCATAGATGCTCTAGCACGTTCAGAATTTTTAGCTGTTTTAACAATCCCGCCCATACGAGCGCAAAAAGATGCCCGTCTGCCAGCTTCAGACTTGCTAGGCTTGCTAGTGGTAACAGGAGCCTTCAGATTGCTTCCTGTCTCACGATTGTACTTAGCCCTACCCTTGGCAGTCAATCCAGCTCCTTTGCTTGCTGGAAGCTTCTCACCACGACCTACAGCTAAACTAGGATTCTTAGGCATTAGTAACTCCACACAGTAGGTCGATTCTGACCAACAGTTAGATCAACATGAATGAATCTTCCTGCGCCTTTCTGCTGCACACCGATACCAGTAAATCCCAACTCCATAGCCAGTGATAAGACTTGATGCGCTTCTGATCCACTAACGCCTATGTCGCAAGCTAAACCTGTAGAGTGTGCCCCCGGAGCTGCTTTCTTCGCTTCTATGGGATGTTTCGGGCAGCGATAACCTGACGTTATCTTCATCGGTTTTCCGTACTTGTTCCGCAGTAGTTGAAGCTTGTCTAGCAAGCTTTCCTTTATTTCGTTTGCGCCACAATGACTGCACGAAAACTCCGCAGCGGTAAAGTTAGGATACTTCGACCAATCTATCTTAGTCACGATGGTCAGAAGTCAGCATTCCAATTAAACCAGCAAGACCGAGGCCAGCAGTAACAATAGCTTCACTCAAAGCTGGAGCAATAGGCACACCGATTGCAGTCAAGAATAGGATAGCTCCGCGCCACGTTGACGGTTCTCTAACTCTATCAAGAATGTAGTCTTTCATAGACCCTCTCCTGCTGTGATGTAAAGCTTCGCGTTGTTATGCGGAGCAATGATTCGCACGTATATAGACTTAGTTGAACTGCACTGTGGGCCAGTAAATGTCTTATAACTATATGGAGGAATGGCAACAACAGCCGCACTATTACCGTCTGGAATAGTTGCTGTAATGTTAGCAGTCTCGCCAAAAGCTACAAACACCGGATCATTTTTATCTGGATTAGAGACAAAATATTGATTAACCGGACTGACAGCACTTATAGATACAACATTACCTTGTTGGTTTGCAGTAGCAGCAGTTGCTACTACGCAATTACCCATAGGCTGAAATGGAATATTATTAGCGATGATAGTTCTCCTTAGCTAAAAGTAATTTAGCCATTACGCCACTTTTTTCTGGCCTTTGACCGTATCAGTAGGACTGTTCTTGCGATCACCAGAACCGCTAAAGCACCACATAGATTGAAAGCCACCCTTAGGCAGCGTTCCAGACTTGTAATACGGATCACCGCCAGCAGTAATATCGGAAGGCAACTGAGGACGCATCGCTGTACCTACTTGCTGGTTATTCGTTTGATACTTTTTCATCGTTTAAACTCCTATCTTTACGCAAAACCAAAAAGGTAAATATAGAAAAGATACATAGCGCAACTAATCTTTCCCATTGCGGCCCCCACATTGCCCACGAAGTCATACCGCAAACCATGCCTAAAGCCAAAAATACCAACAACCTGCCAGCCAATACAGTAAGTGCAATTCTGATAATAGAAGTAGCATCCATGAATATCCCCTTATAACAATGGTATTCAGATAATACTACTCATCCTCATCAGTTGCAAATCCACTTCCCCACTCGTCATCTGTCAGCTTTAGTTTAATAGCTTCCAGCTTCAAAGCTCGGTCTATGACTTTCATCTTTTCTGTAATGCTGGCGGTAGTGTCTGCCATCACTTCTTTCAAAGACTTACTGATTGCTTCTTCGAGTTCAGGATTTATCCCCTTATCCTTTTTCCTGCTCATCGCATACGACCTCTAGCTTCTTTCTTTGCCTTACGAGCAACACTATAAGCAATAGCTACGGCTTGCTTTTGAGGCTTGCCGCGCTTCATCTCTTTCGAAATGTTCTTGCTCATAGATTTCTGGCTAAAGCCTTTAACTAATGGCATAGCAGCCTCCTATCGCTTCATCTTACGGTTGCCCATACGCTGTGGCATAGATGGCTTCAGAGTGCGGCCTAAGTTCTTCTGAGCCTCAGCAGAGCCACGAACCTCATTCTCGCCAGCACGACGAGTATCTTCTTCCATCTTACGCATTTCTTGCTTTGAGAAATCTTTGCCGTACATCATTATCTT